AGAGTGCAGTTATATTGTTCTCTGGGCGTTTCCGTGATCGATCCCATCACAGCACTAGCTGGCATACAGTCGGCGGTCAAACTCATCAAGCAGGCTTCAAAAACCGTTGATGACGTAGCCTCGCTTGGCCCTGTGCTGGGTAAATACTTTGATGCCAAGTCTACTGCGTCCAAGGCGGCTGTAGAGGCTAAGAAAAAGGGTGGCTCCAGCATGGGCACAGCCCTGCAGATTGAGATGGCATTAGATCAGGCGGCGGCTTTTGAAAAAGAATTACAGATGCTGTTCTTCCAAGCCAACAAGGTAGACGTTTGGAACAAGATCAAAGCTCGCGCACAGGCGATGGATGTGGAAGACGCACACAACGCTAGGCGTGAAAAGGAAGCCGCCGCAAAACAGAAAGCCAAAGACCAAGAGCAGTTAGAGATAGGTCTGTTGTTTGGCGGCATTGCCTTGGTGTTGTTCTTGGTGTATGTGGGTATTTATGAGGCAATGGAACACTGCGCTACCAACAGGTGTGGAAGATGACAATTTTTGATGTATTGCTTTGGTCTGCTGTTCCTTTAAATTACTTTTTTTGGATAGTGGTTTACCCATATTTGGTTGATGAATGAGTACCAAAAGACCGCTGACATGGCATTCAAGATTGTTGGTGCGTGGTGGGGCGCTAATTTGTTTTTGGACATTATCCGCGTACTGCCAAACTTTATTTCGGACAAGATTGTCAACATGCTACTAGGAAAGGTTGGGTTGCTATGAATTGGTCAGACGCACTTAAAGCTGTAATACCCATTGTGGTCATGTCACTGGCGTGGTTGCTGGGTCAAGTTAACTCATTTTCTGAGCGCCTCACTAAAATTGAGGGGCAGATGCCTGCACTAATTACCAAAGAAGGCGTACCAACCGACAGCCCAATCAGCGCTGAACGCCGCGCCATAATTAAAGAACAGATGATGCAACACATCAACGAGTTGCAAGTGAAGGTTCGCTTGCTTGAAGAACGTGAAAAACTGGGGAAAAAATAATGCTGACTCTACTCTCAACCCTTATCTCGTTCCTGATGGGCGGCTTGCCCAAACTGTTGGATTACTTCCAAGACAGGTCTGACAAAGCACATGAGCTAAACCTTGCCCAAATGCAAATTCAACGCGAGTTAGAACTGCGCAAAGCTGGCTTTGAAGCCCAAGAAAGAATTGAACACATCAAGTCAGAGCAGTTGGCTACGGAAAGCGCGGCCAACACCCAGCAGGTTTTGATTGGCGCACAGCAGGCTGAAATGCAAGCAATCTACGCCCACGACACAAGTTTAAACGAAGGAACGTGCCAATGGATGAGAAACCTTCGCGCCAGTGTTCGCCCCGTCATTACTTATGGTTTCTTTTTCTTGCTAGTGTTTGTGGATGTAGGACTGTTTGCTTATGGCTGGAACAACGGTGTGACGTTTACAGAGTTGGCTGAGATGCTGTGGGACTCTGACACCCAAGCCCTGTTTGCTTCAATCATTGCGTTCCACTTTGGTGGTCGGGCGTTTGGTAAATGAACATCTCTGACAAGTGCCTGCACATGATTCGCCACCACGAAGGGGTGCGTCAGAACCCGTATAAATGCCCAGCAAAGTTGTGGACAGTGGGCGTTGGGCATGTAATGTTTCCAGAGCAGGGCAAGTTAAAGATTGACGACCGTGACGCATTCCAACCGCCCGCTGATGCCATGCGTAAATACAGCATGGAGGAAGTAAATGCAATTCTTAGAGCAGATTTGGACAGATTTGAGCGCGGGGTCGAGCGTTTCTGCCCTGTTGCACTTACACAAGGTATGTTTGATGGCCTTGTTAGTTTTAGTTTTAATGTCGGCTTGGGAACGCTACAGCGCTCTACGCTTCGTCAAAAGGTTATTAGGGGCGATAAAGAAGGCGCTGCCGAAGAACTCTTGAAGTATTGCATGGCGGGAGGTAAAATTCTCAAAGGGCTGCAGAATCGCCGCATTGACGACCGCGCCTTGTTTTTATCCTAGGACTGCCAATGCCGTTACAAAAAGTACTGTTTAAGCCGGGCGTCAACCGAGAGAATACGCGATACACCAACGAAGGTGGTTGGTATGAGAGTGATAAGGTTCGTTTTCGTCAGGGCACTCCCGAGAAGATTGGGGGTTGGACGCGCCTTTCTGCCAGTACGTTCAGGGGTGTTTGCCGTTCTTTGTGGAACTGGGTGACTCTAGGTGCGCTGAACTTAATCGGTGTTGGCACTAACTTAAAGTTCTACATTTCACGCGGTGGCGGTTATTACGACATCACGCCTATTAGGGTAACTAGAACACTTAGCGCAAATCCATTTGTTGGCAATGGCACAACTACAGTCACCATCACAGACGCAGCGCATGGCTGTTTAACGGGTGATTTTGTAACCTACAGCGGTGCTACAGGTACTTATGCAACCACGTTTAACGCCGAGTTCCAAGTAACAGTTATTAGTGTAAACACGTACACAATTACAACGGGGTCATCAATTACTGCTGGATCTTACGGCGGCGCTGCTGTTGTTGCGGCGTATCAAATTAATGTTGGCCCAGCATACGCAGTTCCATTGGTTGGTTGGGGTGGCGGAGCATGGGGCAGTGGCAAATGGGGCATTGGCGGAACTTCTGTTTCTCCTATCCGTCTGTGGAGCCAAAACAACCTTGGCGAAGATTTGGTGTTTGCTCCTTACCTTGGGCAAATCTATTACTGGGATGCCACTGGCGGTGTAACAACTCGAGGTGTATTGCTGTCTAGTCTTGGTGGCACGGTAACTTTAACCATTGCTACACCTTGCGTTATTACTTTGACCAGTGCATTGCCTTCAGGCTCTGCCATTACGCTTGCTACAACTGGCGCACTGCCAACAGGTCTCACAGCAGGTACTACATACTACCTATCCAATGTTTCCGGCCTGACAGCTAATTTGGTTACTTCCGCCGGAGCAACGGTAAATACATCAGGCACACAGTCAGGCGTGCAGTCAATCTCTGTGCTGGGTGACGTTCCTTCAATTCAAAACTTTATCTTTGTGTCTGATGCAAGCCGCTTTACGTTTGCGTTTGGTTGTAATGACTATGGCTCTTCCGTGCAAAATCCAATGCTGGTTCGTTGGTCAGACCAAGAAAATCCTACTATCTGGTATCCCGCTGTTACAAACCAAGCAGGTAGTATTCAGCTGTCTCACGGCTCAACAATTAAAGCCGCTGTGCAGACCCGTCAAGAGATTGTGGTGTTTACTGACTCATCGTTGTATTCGTTTCAATACCTTGGCCCACCAGTGGTTTGGCAGACACAGCTCTTGGGCGACAACATATCTATTCTGGGGCAGAACGCTGCCGTGCTTGCTTCTGGCGTGGTGTACTGGATGGGGGTTGATAAGTTCTACGCATACGATGGTCGTCTGCAAACACTAAACTGTGATTTACGTAAGTTTATCTTCCAAGATATTAACCTGTCCCAAGCTGAACAAGTGTTTGCGGGGACCAACGAAGGTTTCAATGAAGTGTGGTGGTTCTACTGCTCCGCCAATAGCACGTTAATTGACCGCTATGTAATTTACAATTACCTTGAAAATGTTTGGTACTACGGTAATATGTCTCGCACTGCTTGGCTTGATTCTGGCTTGCGCGATTATCCAATTGGCGCTACGTACACATCCGCAACTACTTCTGGCAATCTTGTTGACCATGAAAACGGTGTAGACGATAACTCTACGGGCACGCCCACTGCAATTGAAGCGTACATATCTTCGTCTGAATTTGACATCGGTGACGGTCATAACTTTGGCTTCATTTGGCGCATGTTGCCCGACTTAAGTTTTTCTGGCTCAGACCCTGCTACAACGGCGCAGTTAACGCTAACGCTGTATCCAATGCAAAACTCAGGCTCCGGCACAAGCACGCCTGTTGCAGCAAACGTATCTCAGCTTACCGGCGCTTCATACACAATTACTGAGGGCTTTACGGGGCAAGTTAACACGCGCATCCGTGGTCGTCAATTGATCTTGAAAGCAGGATCAACTGCTTTGGGTACTACATGGCAGCTTGGTGCAACCCGTATTGACATTAGACCGGATGGCAGACGATGACCTACGTTGTTACATCAGAAAATACAATTACGGAATTTACTGCGCCTAACTTACCGTTAGCGCCCAAAGACTACAACCCGCGATATCACGAGCAACAAAACAACATTCTGCGTTTGTACTTCAACCAGATTAACAACCTTGTAAAGCAGTTAACTGCGTCCACAGACACGTCAGGGCTACTTGTTCCTTACGGAGCATTCTCTGACTTCACCTCTCAAACCACAACAGCAAACACCGCCACCCTTATGGCGTTGAGCGTCACAGATTTTTCTAATGACGTGACGTTGGCTACTAGTTCTAAAATTACGGTAGCTAATGCTGGTATATACAATTTGCAGTTTAGTGTGCAGATACAAAGTTTAGATAACGCGCCGCAAGATGTTTATATATGGCTGAAACAAAACGGCACAGACATTACAGGCTCTACAGGGAAGGTTGGACTGCCCGCTAGAAAAAGTCCCGGCGACCCTTTTCACGACATCAAAGGCTGGAACTATTTTTTATCCATGAATGCTAATGACTATGTACAAATTTACTGGTCAACAACGGATGTAGATGTAACTATTCAAACCTATGCGGCATCAGGCTCTCCCACTAAACCATCGACTGCTTCTGTTGTTGCAACAATGTCATTTGTGTCTGCGCTCCCAACATGATAAACTCAAATAACCCCCATACCGAGAGGCAACTATGAGCCTACAACACGCTGCAAATTATTTGGCTTCCCAAGGTCGCGGCCCTGACAACACGCTTGTCCATATGACCCGTGGTGAGGTGCAGAGCCTACAAGATATTGCACGGGCAAATGGTGGATCATTGACAATTAACCCTGAAACTGGCCTTGTTGAAGCTGGATTCTTAAAGAACCTCCTGCCTATGATCGCGGGTATGGGGTTAACTGCCGTAACTGGTGGGGCCGCTGCCCCTTGGATGATCGGTCTTGGAGTTGGTGGTGCAAAAGCCCTTAGTTCTGGTAGTTTGGAAAAAGGTCTCATGGCGGGACTGGGTGCTTATGGTGGTGCGGGCTTGATGGGTGGAGTTACAGCCGCTGCTGGAAACACTGCTTCTGAATTAGCTGCAAAAGATATTGCACTGGGTGGTCAAGGTGGGTCAGCAGCTGCAGCGCAATATATGCCTAGCGCCTCTCAAAACTTTATGTCAGGTGTTCAAGGTCTAGGCACAGAGGCCGGGCGAAATGCGGCAATCAATTCATTAGGTGGTGGAATGGGCGCCGCTAAAACCGCTGGCATGGCGTTAGCCCCTGTATTAGCTGATGCAGGTGAACAAGAGAAACCCCCCGCAGACAATGAGCAGTATAACTACGACTACAACCCCGGTCGTGTAGCTGACCCTAACGCAGGGTACACTGGCGCATTTACAGGCGATCGTAATTATTTCCGTCCTTCATTTACGCGCTTACCTAACACCAGAGTAACTGGCCTTAGAGAAGGTGGCGCAGTGCGTTTTGATGATGGTGGTCCTACGGACAAGGAAAAGGTTGCCGGTCTACAAGCTGCAGCTGCGGCTCAAGGTGTTAATGTTCCGTTTGCTCAACGAGCAACTACCACTGCACCTGCCGGTAATATCCAGCCAG